GGGTCGTCGTTCTACGCCCAGCGCCCTGGCGAGGGCGACCAAACTATCGGAAATACAGGCAACGACCAGGGTGGCCACTCCAGAATGCAGTTTGAGCCACCGAAGCAGCAACAACTACGCATCCCAGAGCAGGGCTCGTTCAAGGCTCCGCAGCCCCAGGTCAACGTGAACATCAGCACGCCGGCGGGCACACAGTCGGACGTGCAGCAGACGACAGGGCCAGACGGTAGGCTCAATCTCGCCATCATGGTCGAGCAGATAGAGGGCGCGATAGCTTCCAACATCGGGGCCGGCGGTGGCCTGGCTCCAGCCCTCGAAGGCCAATACGGTCTGAACCGCGTGGCGGGAGCGACCAGGTAGATGGCGATTGACGCTTGGCCGGTCGGCCTGCCCAACTACGACACGCGCGGCTATCGCATGGAGCTCGAGGACAACCTCCTGCGAACCAAGATGGATTCCGGTCGTAGTCGCGTCAGGCGCACGTCTACGTTTACGAGCACGATGTTGAGTTGTGCCTGGGTGCTCGATGCCACACAGTTACGCATTTTCCGCGACTTCTATCACGCCAGCTTGGCCGACGGCACCGAGCCTTTCACCCTGCCGGTGTACGCTGGCAGCGCGGGCGCGAACAAGGCCAAGAACGCAGACATGGAGGTCGTTCCCGCTGGCGGGGGTGTCACACTGGGCGACTGGTTAGGCAATCCAGGGGCGCTGACGGTCACTCGGTCTTCATCGGAAAAAGTCACCGGCGGGTATTCCCTCAAGGTGGAGAATACGACGGGCAGCACTGGCCTCAACCGGCTCATCCAACAAATATACACAACCACCGGCACTCATGTGGCGACTGACGGCCTGGTCATTGCGAAAGACTCTCCTATTTATTGTTCAGGGTGGGTCAAGGTCACGAATGGCATTGGGACAACTTGCCAGTTGATCCCATACGAGGTGGACGGAGCCGTCGCCAATGCCAGCGTCGGCACCACTACGGTGGTTTCCAATGGGGAGTGGCAATACCTAGCCTCGTCTGGAATCATCGCCCAATCTGATAGGCTGCGATTTCAGGTTTATATTGGCATGACCGGTGCCGCCCCGGACGGTGCCATTGTTTACGTTGACGACGTTTACCTCGGCAACACGCCCGAGAGCGGCTTCTACGACCAGCAGGCGCGGTTTGCCGAACCCTACCGGATCACCTATCGGACTGCCGACACATGGGCCGTCGCTGCACGGCTTGAGGTGCTCGACAACATCGTGAACACCTGATGGCCGTCCTGTCTGACACTCTCAAGGAAGCCTACGCGACAGCGAAAACAACTGCGGTCATCCTGCATACGATCGAACTGAGGCACCCGTCGTTCGTGGACTCCGAAGGCTCGGCCACGGCAGTGCGCGTGGTGCGCGACAAGCAGAACTTAACGGCCACGCTCGAGGCTGGCGCGCCGCTCGACCCATCAACTGCGGTTGAGTTCATCGCCCTCGGCTTCGACTTCACGCTGCCGGCGGTGCGCGAGAACGAGCTTCCGCGCTTGGTATTAACCCTCGACGCGGTGGGCCGCGAGATCATCGAGCACCTCGAGGCGGCGATAGGCGATCCAGTCCCAATCGACGTAACGTATAGGCCGTGGCTATCTGACGACCTCGCGCAGCCTGAGATGAACCCGCCGCTCACCCTGCAACTCACGCAGGTAACGGTCGATGCCTTCCAGGTCAGCGGCACCTGCGTTTATAATGACATACTGAACCGCAGGTTCCCCAACGAGGTCTACGACAGACAGCGGTTTCCCGCACTGTTCGGGGTTTAGGCGATGCACTGGGTTGACCAGTATGTTGGCCGACCGTGGGTGTCTGGTGCTCAGGGGCCGAGCTCGTTCGACTGCTGGGGGTTCGTCAGGCACGTCAGCCGCGAGGTATTCGACAGGGAGCTCCCCGAGTTCGCGGTCGATGCGGACGATCTACGGGCCTGTATGGCCACATTCCGCGACCAGACGTGGCAGTCGAGCTGGCTGCGAGTGACCCACCCGGTAGACGGTGACATTGCACTTCTCGCCAATGGCCGTTATGCCAGCCATTGCGGGCTGTTTGTTAAGATTGACGGGGCCGGCGGTGCGATAGCGCATTGCGAGCGGGGTTGTGGAGTTGTGGTTGCTTCGCGCCGTCGGTTGCCCTGGCAGAACATTAGATTTTACAGGTGGGCTGGCGCTTGAACGCCACCGTCGTCCACATTCCCAACCCATTCGCCCCGAGCTCGTCACGCGAGCTAGTCGAGGTCGTCCAGCCGATTACTGTCCGCGAGTACCTGGACGGTCGCGGCGTTGACGAGTTCGACCGGCCGACCATCGCAATCCACAACGGCGAGGGATTGATGCGCGCCGAGTGGGCCACGACGACACTGGTCGGCGATGACGTTCTGGCCTTCGTCACGCTGCCGCAGGGCGGCGACGGCGGCACCGACCCGCTGCGAACCATCCTGATGCTCGCCCTGGTCATCGGAACCCAAGGGTTGATGACCCCCGAGGCGCTGGGCTTCGCTGCTGCGGAGAACGCGGCTGGCGTGATGGCCTTCTCGACAGGGGCGAAGCTGGCAACGGGCATGGCGCAAATGGCGACGATCATGGGCGGCTCTGCGCTGATTAACGCGCTGCTGCCGCCGCAAACGCCAGACGCTCCGTCTCTGCCTTCACCGACTTACACTATCACCGCCCGGAACAACCGCCCTCGGCCCCGCGAGCCAATTCCCTGTTTGTACGGTCGGCACCTGATCGTCCCCGATTTTGCCGAGACCCCATACACTGAGTTCAGCGGGCAAACCGAGATCGTCAGGGGATCGCTGGGCAACGCGGCTCAACAGCACCTCTACCAGGTATTCTGCCTCGGCCAAGGGTCGATGGTCGTGAATGATGGTGACATTAAGCTGGGAGAAACGGCGGTCGAGGGGTTTGACGACGTAGAGTTCGAGGTGCTCCAGCCCGGTGAGCAGATCACTCTAGTCCCGCAGGCGGTCGAGGTTTCCAGCGAAGTCAGCGGCCTGCGATTGCCGGGCGTGGGCGACAGGCCGACCACCAACGTGAGCGAGTTCGGCGAATCGCCAGGCAGTTTGGACATCCAGGCGGGCCAAGTCTCGCCAGAGGACTGGACACAAGCGCACACAGCCACGAACGCTGCCGGGAGTACCTACACGGCAACGGGCGGGGAGGGCAACGCCCTGCTCTCGGCTGGCGTTATCTACGGGGTGCTGGACATGGCCGGCGCTGGCTGGGCCTCAACTGGGGACAATGACCTGGTGGGGCAGGTCGTTTATATCGGCGGCGCGACCCCCGGTGTCGATGGCAATGGCAATATGGGCAGGGAGGGTAGCGACGGCTGGGACGTTTCTGACCGGGGTGGGCTATTTCCTGTGAATGATTTCACAGACCCGGAGCTGGCTTCATCAGCGGACAAACTGGTTCACCCTGATCGAATCCGAACGATCTGTGCAAACACATCAACGCGGCTGTACGTCAGGGGCACGCCCGATTCGCCTTTGCCCTGGCACGCGAGCTACACGCCGGCCAACGGGACTGCTTTCCACCTGCGTGACGATTGGGTTGGCCCGTACCCAGTCAACAGTGCAGAAACAACGACCAACCGATTCGCGGTCGATGTAACTGGCTCGCCGCTCTACTGGTTCAATGACGGAGGCTACATCCGCTGGGGCATGGGCCTGCGGTTTGAGTATCGCAAGATTGACGACGACGGAGTGCCCGACACTGGCGCGGCCGGGCAATGGACGCGATCCGCTCCTGAGTTCAGCGACTGGGGCCAAGTGTCCCCTTTCTTTCCTCCGGGCCAGACCCCGTATTTAATGACGGGTGCGGTTGGGCCGGTCAACGCCTCTGGGCAGAGTACGTTCACGGGCAGCCACCGGGCAACAACGGTTCTATACGGCACCGGGTTTGAGCTGAACCCGCTTGCGATTTCTTTCTCGTTCGCGGTGCCCGAGGGGCGATACGAGGTTCGAGCCAGGCGAACGACCTGCAAGTTCGTGGACAGCTCCAAGTATTCCAACGAGGTGAAGTGGAACGGCCTGCGCGCGCACCTGACCAGTGCCGACCGTAGCTACGAGGGCGTGACCATCCTGGCGATGGCCATCAAGGCTTCCGGCGATATCAACTCGAGCAATTACCAGCAGGTCAGCGTGGTGGCCACGCGCAAGCTGCCCATCTACCAGGGTGACGCATTCAGCACCGCGATGTCGAGCGGGAATCTCCACGTCACCGAGGGCTCTAGTGTGGTCAGGGTCGATCACGCGGCCCACGGCCTACCGACGGGAGCTCAGATTACCTTGTCAGGGATGCTGGCCGGCGGGGGAGCTCTGGGCGGGGTTCCAGCCGGCGAGGTCAACGCCACGCACACCATCACAAGAGGCGCAATCGACGAGGGCGTGACTTCCTACGATCCCGACGATTACTACACGATCACGGTGGCCACGCTGGCCACGTCCACCGGCGGCGGCATTGGTGTTGGCGATGGCCTGGTGACTGGCGCAGGCGGCTGGACGACAGAGCAGGCCACCCAGAACCCAGCCTGGGCGCTGGCCGACAGCGTGCGCTCAACGGTGTACTCCATAGGGCTTGCCGACAGCCGCATCGATCTGGACGGGCTGATCGTACTGGCAAACCTCTGGGAGGATCGCGGCGACAAGTTCAACGCCGTATTCGACCAGCAATCGGGACTGCTCCAAGCCGCCTCCCTCATTGCTCGAGCCGGCCGCGCGCGCATCTATCTGCCCGACGGCAAGCTGACTGTGCTGCGCGACCAGACGCAGCCGCTACGCACTGCCATGTTTTCCAACCGGAACATCGCCAGGGGGTCGATGGGGATTAGTTACAGGTTCGATTCATCAGAGACTCCGCAATCGGTCGAAATCGACTATGTGGACGAGGGCACATGGAAGCCGAGATCGGTTGAAGCCTACCTGTACGACGGGGGCGAATACTCGACCGGCCAGGCGCGGCGTAACGAGTTCCAGAACACGGACAACAGGAAAGTCAAAGGGAGCCCCTCGACCGACTGGGCAACCGGCGTTGGCGCTGGCGATGCCCTGGTCGGAGGGAAGTTGGCGTTCTCCAGCGAACCTGCGGTTTTCTATACAATCACCGAGGTCGTACATGAGACACAACTGCTGGTAGACCCGCCGATATCGACCACGATCAGCAACAACCCATTCTCGGGCAACCAGGATTACACTATCACCAAAGCCGGCAATCGGGACAAGCCTGCCCGGATGACCCTGTTCGGTGTCACAGACAGGGCACAAATCTGGCGCGAGGGTATGTACTCAGTCGCCGACAGTCGCTACCGCCGGCGAACCATCTCATTCGATACAGACTACGAAGGCCACCTCGCCCAGGTGTCCGACAAGATCGCGGTTACGCACGACCTGGTAAACCTCGCGCAGCAGTCCGGCGACGTGACTGGCTACGAGACAGCGACCGGAGCTGGCCCGTACCTGACCACCAGCGAGCCGCTGGTCTGGGAGGGCGGCGATAACATTATCAGCAACGGCGGGTTCGAGACTGACACGACCGGCTGGGGCGCGAGCGGCATAAACAACACCATCGCTCGGGTGACTACAGACGACGGGGTGGTGCCGCAAACTGGCGGTGCCTGCCTGCAATCGACGAAGAGCGCCTACGACAGCGCCAGCACCTACCTGGCCGTCTATTATAACCTGACCTCCGTCACCGGGACGGCAAAAGACACAGTGATGAGCGCCCGCGCTTGGGTTAAGGCGGGCAACGCCGCAGCAGTGGGCGAGAAGGTGCAGTTCACACTACGCGAAAGTGGCAGCTTGACTGTCGGGACTTACGAGG